GATGCTGGTGGGCGTGCGCAGGTTGTCGGGAGTCGTCTTATCGTCCTGGCAGACCAGCCGAAATATACAGGCGAAGGCACGGGCATCAAGAAAATCACGGGCGGCGACCCCGTGGAAATCAACCCGAAATATGAGAAGCGTTTTACGGCGGTAATCAGGGCGGTGGTGCTGGCTACCAACAATAACCCGATGATATTCACCGAACGGGCCGGAGGTGTGTCACGTCGTCGCGTAATTTTCCGTTTCGACAATATCGTCAGTGAGGCCGAAAAAGACAGGGAGCTACCGGAAAAGATTGCGGCTGAAATCCCTGTCATTATCCGCCGCTTGCTGGCGAACTTTGCCGACCCTGAAAAGGCACGGGCTTTACTCATTGAACAGCGAGACGGTGATGAAGCTCTGGCAATAAAGCAACAGACGGATCCGGTTATTGAGTTTTGCCAGTTTCTGAATTTTCTGGAGGAAGCGCGCGGCCTGATGATGGGCGGCGGCGGTGACTCTTCCAGGTACACGACCAGAAACAGCCTTTACCGCGTCTATCTGGCGTTTATGGCGTACGCAGGCAGGAGCAAACCGCTAAACGTAAATGACTTTGGCAAGGCTATGAAGCCAGCGGCGAAAGTTTACGGACATGAATATATAACGCGCAGGATTAAAGGGTTTACGCAAACCAACGTGACAACAACAGACGACTGCGACGCGTTTTTATAATTTTTTGTAATTGCTGTCTACCCTGTCTACCTGAGTAAAGAAAAATACATTTAATTCAGTGCATTAAGTTAGGTAGATAGCCTTTTTTTTACTGTCTACCCACTATCTACCCTCTCTACCTGATTTTACCAGAATCAGACAGGGAGGTAGACACGGGGTAGATAGTGGATAAAAGCACTCTACCCCGCTGAAAGCCGCGCCATTACTGGCATGAGGGCCACTAAGGTAGATAAGGTAGACAAGGGGAGGCACAACTCAAAACTTTTTAAACGAGGGGGTAAAAATAAAAATGCACACATCAGGAAAACTTAATAATCAGAAGAAGCAGCATAACCGCGCCATTGACCTTACAGAGCACTGGCTGAGGGTGGCGATAAAAATCATCGACCGCAACGCGGGAGAAGGATACGCGAAAGCGCATCCCGAACTGATAAGTGCATTCATGACCACAGCGGCGGCAAACTTTGCCACGCTGACAGAACGGGAGATTGCCGAAGTGGAACAGGTGACAACCATCAATGTTAAAACCGGAGAGCAGACAGCATGACAGCACAGATAGCGGCTTACGGGCGGCTGGTGGCTGACCCGCAGTTAAAGACCACCAGCAAAGGGACACAAATGGCGATGGCGAGTATGGCGGTTCCCCTGCCATGCAGCCAGGCAGATGACGGAACGGCGACGATGTGGTTATCCGTCCTGGCGTTTGGCAGACAGGCCGACGCACTGGCAAAACACCAGAAAGGCGAACTGGTGAGCGTGGCGGGTAACATGCAGGTGAGCCAGTGGACCGGACAGAACGGGGAAACGCGGCAGGGTTATCAGGTTATTGCAGACAGCGTAATCAGTGCCCGTGCGGCACGTCCTGGCGGGAACAGACGCAAAACCACAGGCACACAGGGTAATCAGCCACCAGCGGGAGGCGATGACCCTTACGGTGATGATATTCCGTTCTGAGGGGGTGACGATGGTACATGACCGGATAGCGGAGGAACTGGAGGCGAAAGGATTTTACCGGAGGGCGGCCGCGCGATGGGGTGAAGTGATGATGCTGGTGGAGACAGACAAGGAACGCGCACAGGTGGCAATGCGACGGCTGGAATGTTCCCGGAAGGCACAGAGGCCACCGGAGCCGCCGGATGATTTAGGCGCTCTGAAAAGGTCAGTTAATCGCACTGAAAAACAAATGGGGATAGCTGGTATTGGCAAAGCAATATGGCGCAACTACCCGCAGAAGTGAGCACACAGCCGGAGCAATCCGGCTTTTTTACGCCTAAAAAAAGCCCGATAAGGTCACAGGGGGGCTTATCGGGCTTTTGCATATGAGGTTTTTTTGGTGCACTGACACACATGAACGGGATAATCATTTCATAATTTGCAACACAACTCAACATTATTGCACAAAATGCAATCATGATTATAATCAGAGCTGGATGAACATCCAGTTATGATTTTTTAAGTCAAAGAGGAATTTCTTACTATGGCTGAAGAGAAAAAAGGCGGGGTGACGGTCTACATAAGCCCCGACATCGTGGAGGCGCTCAAGGAACGCCACCAGCAGAATGTAAAAGCAGGCATTGCGGCAGGACTTGATCCGCTGGCGATGGTTGAGCCGTCAACAGGCTGGCAGGTGCGCACCTATTTACGTGCGGCGCTGGGTATCAATCAGGTTCACGGAGGTGAATAATGACAGGCAAAGCAACGGCACTTACAACTAACCAGCTTTTCGCGTACCTGAATCGCGGGGATATTGCGGATTTTAAATTCAGCCCTCTGTTTACCACGCTGTTTTTCCCGAACGTGGCGACCTTCAACACCCAAAACATCATGCTGGACACCCTGGACATTGAAGAGGTTACGATGTCAGCGTTCTGTTCGCCTATGGTGGGTAGTCAGGTCCAGCGCGATAAAGGGTACGAAACCAGCACAATCAAACCTGGCTACATGAAGCCAAAGCACGAAATCGATCCAACAAAGACCATCATGCGCATGGCTGGAGAAGATCCGGCACAGCTTAACGATCCAACTTACCGCCGTATGCGCCTGATTACTGGCAACATGCGCCGCCAGATAAACGCCATTAAGGCGCGCGTGGAATGGCTGGCGGTGAATGCGGTAACGACCGGAAAAAACATCATTGAGGGCGAAGGCATAGAACGCTATGAAATCGACTGGAAAATACCGGAAAACTGCATCATACAGCAGGCCAGTGGTAAAAAATGGTCCCAGCAGGATAAAGACATGCACGACCCAATCTATGACATCGAGCTTTATGCTGATCAGGCAGGTTGCCCCGCCAACGTCATGATTATGGGCGGTGAGGTATGGCGCACATTACGCAGCTTTAAAAAATTCCGTGAACTTTACGATCTTTCCCGTGGATCAGAATCCGCCGCCGAGCTGGCCTGTAAAAACCTGGGCGAAGTGGTGAGCTTTAAAGGCTATCTTGGTGATCTGGCCCTTATCGTCTATTCCGGCAAATACACTGACAGCGACGGCACCGAAAAATATTTCCTTGAGCCTGATTTGCTGGTCCTGGGTAACACCAACAATAAAGGGCTGGTGGCATATGGTGCGATTATGGATCAGGAAGCGGTAAGAACGGGCGCAACGCAAAACATGTACTACCCGAAAAACTGGATTGAGGACGGCGATCCGGCGATTGAGTACGTGCAGACGCACAGCGCACCGCAGCCGGTACCGGCAGATATTCGCAAATTTGTTACCGTCAAAATTGCTTAACGGGGGATTCTATGGACGCTCCATACATTGAGTTATTTGCAGGCAGCCAGCAGGTATCCACGACGCTGGTACATTTTGCCGCTGATGCTGGCGTTATTCAGGAATTTACCCCGCTGATGCTGGCAGACAATGGCGAGTTTAAGGCGTGGGATGGTCAGGAATCTGGCAAAGCTGTTTATCTGACTTCTCACCCCGTGGACACGTCAAAGCAGAAATCAGCACAGTGTTACAAAACGGGGATATTTAATATTGCTGCCGTTAACTGGCCTGAGAGCGTCGACACCGATGCGAAAAAATGCGCCGCCTTTGCGGGTTCCGGCGTATCCGTTCAGCCGCTGGCCCGATAAGCAGGGGGAACGATGGCACAAACCAGGGCGATGACGGCGACATCTATCGCATACTGAAAACCATCTGAGACAAGGCCGGAGAAATCCGGCTTTTTTTGCGGGTCCTTTCCGCATGTGGACCCGTTACGGGGCGTCGACCTCGCGCGTTTTCGCTATTTATGACGTTTTTCCGTGAAGGTGACACCACCACCACTTGATTAACATTTAATCGCATGATTAAGGTAACATT